GGAGGTGGGGGGTGTTATGGGCGGCCCAGCGGGTGAGCGCGAGACCCCCAAGGCTTGATTAGAACAGAGGTGATTTACCCTGAATAGGCTTGAAATACAGGGGGTTGATGAGGTTTGTTCCGTCTTCAATCGTGATGTCATTCAGAATGGGTTTGCTTCCAAATGCTCTGAGGCGCGATTTTTGCAGCGAGGCCGCCGCGTGACGTTGGCCGACGCCTCGCGATGGGGCCGCGACCCCACCGCAGAATGGGTCTGAAAAACAAAAACCCCGCCGGCAAATACCAGCGGGGTTCGAGTGGGCGCGATGGATCATCTTTCCCATGGCTTTTTGTATGGCAACCCCACGAAATCAAACACACCCTTTTCACTTTCCACCCGATGGACTTCCCGGCCATCAGCCCGGGTGAAGCCAGCAGCATACGGGTTCCACTTCCAACCTTTTGCCTGGGCAGCGGTGGCGATGGCCATATTGTTTTCGGCGCTGCCGGTCCGGCAAACCAGATAATTAAACCAATTCCCATACGTGGCAGTGAACAGATCCACCGGGATACCAGAGGCGGCATGAACCGCCATTTTGTTCTTAGCACCCCACATGGTGGAACCGTTGACATTCTTACGCTGTTGAAGAACCCCATTTTGAAGCAACTGGCTCAATACTTCGCCGGCCAGGCAAACCGGCGTTTTGGTGAAAAATTCTAAATTTCGCAATTCGGTTTTGGGGATGAACAGGATTTCCACGTCCCCCACCTCCAATTTCCGGCGACGCAAGCTACCGGCCACGATCAACCGGTCCGTGACCGGTGCGAGTGCAGCGCAAAGCTCTTTGGCCACCGCCAAAGCCTTTTCCCGCGGAAACTTCACTTTGCTCATGATAGCAATGCCTTGGCGTGGGCCCGGGCGAGTTGGACGGGGACGGCGTTCCCGATCTGTTTCACCTGGTCGCCCCGGTTGCCGGTGAACTGGTAATCCTTGGGGAACGACATCGCGGCCGCCAGCTCCTCGGGTTGGAGCATCCGGAACAAAATATCCAGCTCGGCCACGGCCCGGCCCGTCTTGGGTTCCACCAAAAGAAACCGGTCTTTGGTGGTCACGGTATCAAGCGGTTCCTGCAAGGAACGAGCGCCACCCGTGCCGTAGTATTTGCAGATGAATGGTTCCACCAGAGCAAACCGGTTCGACGTGTCTTGGGTGGGCAATGGGTCACTCACCGCCACGTTCCGGTTATCGTTGTTCTTGGTTTCCCCGGCGTGATAACTGGTGATGAACGGTTCAACCAACGCCAGTTCGCCACGGTGGGCGGTGGTAATGGTGGGCACCGGTTTGTCGATGGAATGCGAAGCCCGTTCACCGTGATGGGTGATATGGGTAATGAAAGGCTCGGCCAAGGCAATATGTTGGCCCCCACTGGTCACCGTGGGCGTGGGCAAATCCACCGTCCGGACATCGTTCGTGCCATACAGCATGACCAGAAACGGTTCAGCATTCTGGCCACCGAACTTGCGCAAGCCGGCGGCAATGCGGCGCAGCGTGTTCGCCGAAAGGGGTTTTTTGCGGCGGAAAATGCTCTGGCCTTTCCGTTCCCAATCAATGATTTCGCGGGCCGTCCGCCACGGTTGCGCGGCCGTGCCGTGGCTGGCTTCCGGCCAGACAATGGGTTTTCCCCGGCGACCCATGATGATGAGACGACGCCGGCTGGTGGGGTCGCCAAAATCGGCGGCATTCACCACGCGGTATTCGACATTGAAACCCATGGACCGGAGCGCCTGGATGAAAGCTTGGAAGGTTTCACCCTTGCGGCGTTTAAGGGGTTTCCCGGTCACGCCCAGCGGTCCCCAGTTCTGGAACTCGCGGACGTTTTCGATCATGATATTTTCGACCGACAGATCAGCGGCCCAGCGACAGACATGCCAGGCGGTGGCCCGGGATTGGTCATTCTTGGGCCGTCCGCCGGCGGCGACGCTGTGATGGGTGCATTCCGGGCTGGCCGCGAGGAGATTCAGCCGGCCACCGGGGACCGCTTCCACCGGGCGGATATTGTCCAAGGATTCGCACAGATGCCGCACGCCCGGATGGTTCAGGCTGTGCGTGCGGATAGCCGTGGTCCAATGATTGACCGCCAACAGGTCGGCGCGATGGCCCAGATCAGCGCAGGCGGACAAAATGCCCGTGCTGGTGCCGCCCGCGCCACAGAATAAGTCGGCGATGCGTTTCACGATGCTTTATTGGACGTTCCAAGGTTTGCCAACGCGGCTTCCAGACGTTGCAGTGTGACACTGGTTTGGGGCTGAAACGTCTTTTCCCGCCGGGTCCAATCCACTTGGCTCCGGTGGCCACGGGGTTCGCGGCGTCCGGCGCTGGTGGCATACTTACGCGAAAGGCTATACCGGCTCATGAATCCTCCCAGTTGATTTTGTCATCCACCCATTTGGAAGCGCCCCCCAAATCATCCAGCAACTGCCGGGCTTTATCGCGGCGTTCAAACCACGCCAGGGAACGAACCCGCATTTCTTCATGTTCCTTTTCCAGTTTGGCCAGATGGGTTGCTTTGTCCGTGCCATGATACAACTGGATGTGCTCTTCAGATTCTTCTTTGGCTTGCTCAATATATTGCCGTGACCGAAACAAGCCTGCCGAATCTGCCACATTCCCCGGGGGCTTCGGGTCAAGGGCGTTCATGACGTTTTCGAGACCGGCCAAGGTTTCCGCCGCGGATTCCCCCGGCTGAAGTTCGACCGTCAGCTCGTAGCGGACGTGTTCATAATTCCCCAGGTTGAACAACCGGCCAATGGTGATATTAGTCACGCGGCTCATGCGACCTCCACTTCGGTCGCGTCTTTGAGCAGCGCGGCCACGGCCTTTTCGATGTCGCTGTCGGTGGATTTGATGACCACCTGGTCGCCGGTATCGCCCACCGTGCAACCCAGTTTCTTCAGCTCGCTCACCGGCAATTCGGCCAGCATCTTTTTGTCCGGCGATTCCTTCACCAGCAGATAGGCCGGGGCATCTTCGCCGAAGGTCTTCCGGATCAGCGAAACCACCTTTTCGGCATCGTCAAATTCAATGCCGCCTTTGCCCTTCTGGAAACCCACCTTCACCCCGTGAAACGTATGGGTCCGGGGCTTCTCGAACAGGTGCGGGGCACTGCTGATGGCCGCGTGAAGGTGCCATTTGCTGGCGGCGGCATTGGACACGGCGGATTTCAGCTTGGCGTTATATTTGCGCTTGATGGCGGCAATCTCCTGTTCCAGTTCGGAAACGGTATGGGCCAGAACTTCATGGGAACCGGAATAATGCTTGGCCAACTCTTCAATGGTCGCCAGGGTAATTTCCGGGGCGATGGGGGTATCAAGGTTGCTGATCATATATATGTGGTGTTTTTGGTTGATGGTTACGAAACTTGGGACACTTCCCGCGCGTAATGCGCGAGCTGGTCATCGGGCAGGCTGGTCAGCCATTCGCGGTAATAGGCCGGGTTCGGCACCGTGTCTTTCATGAAGTTGTACACGGTCTCAATGGCGGTTTGGCGTTCGGGTTGGCTCATGGTCAGACGTCCAGTTTGGTGGCGGCTTGGTTCAGGTCCATCCAGCCCAGCACGGGCCGGTAAATGCGGCTGCCTTCATCCAGCCGCCACGTCGTGCCGTCGTGATACCCCAGAACGATGGGATATTCCGGATCCGGCATCCGGATCAGGACCGTGATGTCGGAATCCGGCAGGCCGCGGTGCCATTGGGCAGGCGCGGGGCGGTTCCGTTCTCCGGGGATGTTGGTGGTCGGCATGATTTCGCTCAGGATTTTACTCATAGGTGCATTTGGAGTTGATGGTTGACGGCAAATTCGCGTTGTTCGGCATACCAGGCGGACCAACCCGCCACGGTGCGGGCCTGGTAAATGCCTTCATGGGATTGGCGACCGGGCATCAGTTCGATGGCCCCGATCTGAAACAGTTCGGTGGACCGGGGACGAAAGCTCAACAGGTCGATTCCCGCCCGGCCGGCGACTTCCCGCGTGGTGCCGGGGCCATGGTCCAGCCATGCCTGATGCACCCGCTGCCGGTCTTCGTTCAACCGGGAGCGCAGCGCGTCGAAAGTTTCGTTCCGGAAATCAATCGGTTTCATATCACTGGGGGATGGCCCGCTTTGATTTTTTTGGTAACTTCCCGCCTGGCGCGAACCCGCCACCGGCGAGCCTGGGCTTTGCTGGGTTTCCAGCCGGGTTCCATCATTTCCGAAATCCGTTGCATAGCGCGGTCGCGTTTTTGGAACCAGCGGCCATCAACCAAGGCTTGAACCATGGTCTGAATGCCGTCTCGAAAGCCTGAAAAATAGAATTTATCCAATGAACCGTAGCCCAAACCGGTTTTTTTCATTGTCAAAAAAACCCGAATAGCGGCCCGAACCGCCCGTTTTTCGTGGTCAATCAGTCTGATTTTGTTCCGTTTTTTCATCGGTTCATCCTCAGTTCGCGCAGGGTTTGGGCCATTTCCTGCCGTTGCGCTTCGGTCAGTTTCACTTTGGGGGCGCCCGGTGCCGGCGCGACCGGGGCGGGCGCGGGTGCAGACGTCTGTACGCCGTCGCCGGGGGCGGCTTCCAATACCCGGTCGGGCCGGAGATTGCCCCGGGCCCGCGACAGGGCCAAATCTTCATCGAACTTCAGAAACCCGGCTTCGGACCGGGCGAGCAGGTTGCTTAACTTCAACGCGCCTTCGTTCCGTTTGCCCAGGGCAATCTGTTTCCGGATATACCGTATGACATCGCGCAGATCATGGCCGTTGTACCCCGCGCGAAACCATTCCAGCCACAGCCGTTCCACTTCCGGGGTCTGCCGCATGTTCAGCACGTTGCGCTGATACCAGGCGTGGATGGCGTTGATGCGTTGGAGCAGTTCGCTCATAGGTTGAACCTCCCCACCCGTTTGTTACAATTTCCGCATTTGGCGACTGAACCCAAACGATAGTGCAACCCATCATGCAAGGTCGTGTTATCTCCTGCATGGCTATCAAATCTGATAAAATATTGCCCCCAGCCTGACATTTTTGCCGAAACAAAAAACTCCTCATACCCGCAAAAAGGGCACGCTGTAACAGGTTGGCCGTTTTTATCAACCACGGCTGCTTTTACCGAATCTTCAGACATGGGCAACCTCCGGTTGGGCCTCGCGCTGGCGCAGGGCGCGGCCCCGTTTATCAATGGTAAACTTCAGATTCCACAGTTGGGTTTCCGTGGCGTCTTCCAGGCTGCATTTATACTGGTTCCGGCAGATGCTCGCGGCGTAGGCCAGTGTGAGCCCGGCCGTCTGGCAGGCTTGCACCAGTTTGTATTCGGCGATGCGCCGTTGATTGCCTTCGGCGTGGACTAATGTGTTCATCGCCCGGCCGGATTCGCCCAGCAGATCCTGAAAGTGGGCTTTGACCGCCCCGTAATCGGCCTGAGAACAGCAGCGCAGGCCATGCTTCCGGCAGGCGGTGATGACATGCTCATGCCGGAAAGCTTCGGCGGCGGCGCTGCTGGTGTCCGGCGTCTCCCCACGACCCCGCGCCTTCGCGCATTCCAGATTGAACGCCCGGCGGGCGAGCTGGCTCAGGATGCGCTTTTGATCGTTGGTGAGGGGAGCGGACATATTATTCAGCTTCGGGGTAGAAACCGTGGTCGTAGGCCCACTGCACACTGCGCACGCCGATGACATCGAGCGTGATCAGGGACATGGTCCACTTTTGCAGTTTGGGGAACAGCGGTTTGGTTGGGTTTTGCATAGAGGTCTTCATTCTTTGATGTATTTGACTTCGAAGTCACTGGCCATCAGATTGGCGATGACCAACAGGGTGGGCGCGTGCAGATAGAACAGGTGGCCTTCCACGTTGATGATGATCTCGGCCCGGTCGGCCCGGGGCCGGGTAACTTTCATCACCCGGCCTTCGTGGAAGATGTCTTCCACTTCGGTTTCCTTGTGGGGCTCCGGTTGGGTGGTTTGGTCAGACACAACCGACCTCCTGGGCTTGGCGGAGCAGTTCGGCGGCATCTTCGCCGGCCAGCCGCGCCCGGAGCGCGATGGCCCGGCGGAAAGCCGGTTCCCGTTCGGCAAAGGTGTCGTAGGGGATGCGGGTCAGACCATGCGTCCGGGGGTCACCGTAGGTCACGGCAAACACCATCCGGCTGTAACTGTGGCGGCAGTAGTTATATTCCGAAATGCCGGCCACGCCCGTATTGCTCCGGGGCGACGTGCGCCCCACGATGGCATAAAACCGGTCCCGTTCAGCCTTGGCCCGTTCCAACGCCGCCGCCTTGTCCGTTCCGAACGGGAAATTGGCGTAATACCGCAGGCCCTTGCGCTTGATGGTCACGCGCCACGCCTGATTGCGATAGTTGATGATGTGTTTCATACCGGTTTCAGGCCACGTTCGTGATCCGCGTGCGCATGGACTTCACGGCGGCGATGGCGCGGCTCACATCGCCGGCCGTCACGGGGTTTTTCTTGGTGGCTTCGTACAGCTTGCGGGTCACCTGGCCCACAAACCGCCAGTTGCCGTACTGGGGACTGGCTTCGGCCAGATCCCGGGCGGCATTGTCGCGGGTCGGGTCGCTGTCGAACTTCACCCCCCGGCGATCCAACATCAGCAGGATCTCCTCGGCGCTGGGGCTGGCCAGGTAAACCCGTTCCGCCAACCGGTTGCCGGTGAGCTGCACGGCTTCCTCGTAGTTCCCGCCCAGCAGGCGCGTGAGCAGGGCCGGGATACATTCCAGCACGATGACACTGGGCGTCTGGTTGATGAGCGTCTTGACCATGTTGAGACCCCGCGGCCCCAGGTGATGGGCTTCATTGATGATGAGGATGATCTTGCGGGCCTTCAGTGCGGCGATGACTTCGGCGATGATGTCAGACGGATAGCGCGGGGCCTTCGGCGTCTGGCCGGTGGCTTTGTCGGCCTGTTGGACGATGCTCAGGGCGGCGTAGATGGCGCGGGCCGGGACCGCCAGGCTGTCGCGCCACGTTTCGGCGGCTTCCACAGCCACGGCGGAGTTCGGGAACTTTTTCAGCAGATGCCGGCGGACCGCATCTTTGCCGGTGGCCGTGTTGCCTTCAATGATGACCAGCCGGGCCACGCAATCTTCATCCTCGCGGCTGGCGCGAAGCACGGCGGCGGTGGCATTGGCGATGTTGTCAAAGTCATCGTATTCCAGCTCGGCGGGGATGTCGCGGGTGCGGAGGGATTTGACCACTTCCACCGCGGCCTGAAGGTTGCGGAGCTGGTTGTCGATGTTGAGCTCGCTCAGGTCATCCTTGTCGTCCAGGATGCGCTTGTACGTCTTGCTGGACCCCACGCTGGCGATCTCCTTGCAGAGACGGCCATCAGACCAGCCGCGCTCCTGCTGGTAGTTGCGGACTTCGGCGGCAAGCTGCCGCAATTGAACAATTTTGATTTCGTGCATTTTAAAAAAAAGGTAAAAGGTTTAAGGTGGAAGGGTTCAGGCGCAATTCGCGCATTTGCCCATCAGGGTTTCATGGGCGGCGTGTTCCATGGCTAGCTCTTCGCGCGCACGGCGGAGAGCGCGTTTGAACGAGCGGCGGTCGGATTTCCCCCGGAGAGCCTTCGGGAAATTGCGGCGGATGGAACCGTCCACCATGCGGTTATACTCGAACCCACTGGCGTCCGTGAACGTATGTTCAACGGTCACCTTGTCTTTGCCGGTGAACCGGCGCAGGGTTTTACGAGTGTGCGGGGCAATGTTCTTCATGTGCATTTTTGGTTGATGGTTGATTTATTGGAACAAATGGGCGGTTTGCGCTTCCAGCGCGGCCAGTTCGGCGGCGCGTTCGGCGCGGGAAAGGGGGGCGGTCTGTGGTGATTCCGGCCGGACCGCACGGTCGTTTAACTCAGCGGGGGCGGGAATCGAACGTCCCTTGGTGGGCCGCCCCAGCTCACGATCACCACTGCGTGTATGAATTTCCCCACCAAGTGTCTGCGGCCCGGCCGCCTGGGGCAGCCGGTTCGCGCGGTCCGGCGTGGCAGCGGGAGCGGTGGACCGTTCCACCATCGTCACCTTGCTGATGCCGTCGCGCGTTTCCGTCCTCGCATATTCCATGCGGCCGCTGGCCCCGATGCCGCGCGTCTCGCGGTGCATCGCCTGGCCAAATTTCTGCCGGGCCAGATACCCGGCCCGCTGATCGTCCGTGCCAAATTCCGTGATGAACCGGATGTGGCCCGCCGTCTCGCCGATGAGCTGGGCATCGCCCAGGATGTCGCCGGCCTGCCGGTTGTTCGCGTTCTCCATCAGGATCACCTTGGCCCGGCACTTCGGTTCGCGGGGATTGAAATGCAGCCGGACCTTTTTTCCGTGGTACAACGGCAGGTAATCCGCGCCGAACTCAAACGGCACACTGAAATTCTCAAACATCGGCACCCGGGTGGCCACAATCATTCCTTTGACCGTGCGCTCCACCGAGTAGGGCGAGAATATCCATTGCATCTCGTCGCTGAACTGGCGCAGCGGCCGGGCGGCGACGGCATCGGCAAACAGATCATCGGGCACCCAGCGACCGTATTGGGCGCTGTTGATGTGGCGGAGATTGTGCGTACGGACTTCCTCTTCGAAAACCGTCACCACATCGGCCAACGTGGGGAAATAGTGGCGTGGGTCTTTGTGACCGGCCTTGCACGCTTCGTAGGTGGCACAGTTGGCTTCGTTTTCGTTCTGGTAGCGGCCCATGTCCGCGTGCGGAAACTGCACCGCCAGGCGCGTCCAGACGCGATTGAAGACGCTCTCAATGGGCTTCGCGTGCGGGCTGTGGGTCCGCCAGTGCTGGCAGCCCAGCAATTCAATCGCCTGTCGGACCAGCTTGGCATTGAACGTGCCGCCTTCGAATTGAAACCCTTGGTTCGGAATCCCGTGGGTGCGCACGACCGCGCCCATGCCGTTCAGGATGTCTTCGGCGCGATAACTGCCGCGGGGACGGATGACGTAATCCCAGGCGAGAATCTTGTCGGTCCGGCAATCGTTGTACACCAGCCATTGGAACCGGCCCAGCAACACGCCAAACTTCTGGCTGCACGGCGTGATGGCTTCGGCGGTCGGCACACAGACGGCGATTCCCGGCGTGGCGTCATCGCCGCCGAACCAGTCGCCCGGCTGCATGATCTGGCGTTCGCCCAGCCCGTTGGTGAACCGGCGCTGGCTGCCGGGAGCGTTCAGATTGTCCAGGTTCCAGTTATGCGGCGAGCGGTGCAGGCGCACCAGCGAGGCATTCACGATGATCTGCCGGGCGATGCTCGGGGGCACCAGCGGCTTGCCGGCGCGTTCGCGGGCGAGGATTTGTTCCCGGAGCTCTTCCGGGCAGGTCGGCAATTCGCCCAGTCCCAGCGCCACGATCAGGCGACCGCGCATCTGTTCGGTCCAGCCAAAGGGCGTGGCCGGGAGGCTGATGGTCCGGCGCACGGCTTCGGGCACGGAACCGGTTTCCAGCGTGCGATTCGTGAGCAGGTAAAAGAACCGGGCGGCGGGAACGAACCACGGCGGCACCGTCATGCTGCTGGGGGCCACGCGCTGGGCCGGCAAGAGCCCCGCGAGCCCGTGGCGCTTGAACCGCGCAAAGGGCGCGGACTCGCCGCTGAAGAAACTGGCCGGCTTGCCCAGGGCCGCGGCCGCGGTGCGCAGCGAATGCGCTCCGCCCGCGAGCAACCGTTCAAACTCCCGGCAAACCCCCGCCAATGCCTCGGCCTCCAAATAGGCTTCGGCGGTCTCGCGGCGGCTGCCGGTGACCGGGGCCAGATAGGGCTGGGGCGGAATGGAAGTGTGGGCACTACTGGAACGGCCACGGCCCCGGGAAGTTACCGTTTCGCTAGCTGCCCCGGAAGGCGCGGTAGGTACTGGGGAAAACCCGGCAGGTTGGTCCATGGTCTTAGCGTCGGTCATGCCCGAAAAGGCGTCGCCCGCTTCGGGCGTTTCGTCCAAGTCGAAATAGGCGGAAGCTGCCGCCGATGCAGCTTCCGGCAGTTGAGAAGCCACCGTCACGGGTTGGACTTCGGCGTCCGCTTCGGCAGTGGTGAACGGGGAGGTAAGATTCATGGTGGCTTCTGGTTTAAATCGGAATCAGGCTTGCAGCAGCAGGCGTTCGGCGTGGCTGAGGCGTTTCTGGGCGTGGATCTGGTCGGCCATGTTTTCCAGCAGCCAATCCGGGGCCGTGCGCAGGAACTCATTGAAGGCCGTGCAGATGGAGGTTTGCTGCACCGGGGACAGCTTGCGCCAGCCGGTGATCTGTTTGCGGCCGGTGCCATCGGATTTGGTCTGGACCGTCAGGAACGTGGTGATGTGCTTCAGCTTCGTGGCGGTGAACTTCTCAAACGCCTTGCGGTCGGGTTGCTTGCCCACGCCGCCCTTGGCCTGCCCCATGCCGGCCCGCACGATCCGGCTGGCATCATCGCCCCCGGCAAACACGCCTTCCACGGCATCCTTCATGGTGGTGTTCGCCGACAGGTCGAAAAACATCTGCTTGTACTTGAGCTGTTCCGGCGTGAGTTCGGCGTCCGGGATGTCAATGATCAGGCCCCCGTCATCCGGCAGATTGGCGACGTCCATCCGGGCGCAAATGACCTTGTGAACATTCTCCCAACCCCGCATCCAGCGCCGGGCCGTTTCGTAATGGATTTCCGGGATGGCGTCTTGGATGTAAGCCTGAAAATCGCCGTGCGGCATTTCCGCTTTCTTCTGAAGCAACATCCGGCCGGCGAGCAAACATTTTTGCGAGGCGTGTTCCAGTGCGGTGAGGGCTTCTAAAACGGATGCCCGTAAAGGACTTCCGGCCGTGATGATGGTCACTTCCTGAGCCGGGCGCAGGACCACAGTGTTTGATTTGGGAGTTACATTTTTCATAAAATTATCGGGTGCCCATGGGCAGAGAGATTTGTTTGGGGACGCTGGCGAACACCCAGCGGCGGCGGAAAAAATCTTCCAGCGCCTGGCGGGGCACATAGATGCCGCCATTGTGCGGCACCGCCTTCAACTCCTCGCGGAGTTCAATCAACGTGCGGCGGCTCACCCGGAGCAGCTCGCGGACCTCCCAGTTGCACAGCCCCACAAACTGCCCGGGAACCGCTTCCCGGCGGGGGATGATGGCTTTCAAAACCGCTTCCAGGCTGAGGCCCGAAGCCTGGGCGGGGTTGATGACTTCCTTGGCCCAGAACCGCAGCTCGCGCTTGATGTTCATGGCCGGGGCGATGTTAAACACCCAGGTGAAACTCTCGGCATTGTCGCCCAGACCATCCACCATCTCATGGACCGCTTCCACGCTGATGCCTCGCTCAGTGGCGATGTAATCGGCGGTGACCAACGTGATGCGGGGATGGATCATTAGGATGGTGGCGCAGGGCGCTCGGGTTTAGGCGTTAGGTTTGCGGACGGACATTCACTTGGGCGATGGCTTTGAAGACCTCGCTCCGTTGCAGGGTCAATTCGCTGATCTGGCGGGCCAAGGCCGCGTGCTGGTCGGTCAGCTCGGCAATCATCTGCGTGAGCTGGGTTTCCTGAAACCGCAGGTCGGCCAGTTCCATCGTGCCCCGGTGGGAACGCTGGACAAACACCTTGCGGGATCTGCCGGCGACAGTCGGACCAATTAATTTTGCATTCATATTACTTGGGGAACAAAACGGACCGGCCATTTCCCAACTGAATCAAAATGCCATCGTGAAATAGGTTCACTGCTTCGGCATAAACCCACAGGTCGGACCGGGTTCCCTTACGTCGCTGGATGCGGCGAAAGTTCAAATTGAGAAACCCGGGTTTTAAGGAGCTACCGAAAGCACCCAGCATCTGCCAACGTCCTTTCGCCCTTGTTGGAAGTTTCACGAGTTCCCTCCGCTGAGAACAACCGCGACGATGATGGCCACGATGACCAGCGCGACGAAACAGCAGGCCGCGATGATGACCATATCCCGGCGCAACTCCTGCTGGGCCTTGATGTGTTCGAGACGGATCAGATTGTCGATGCGGTTGATGTTCATAGGTCAGTCGATTTGAGTGTCACGATTGCCGAAGATGAGCACGTCCACCGTGAAGGCGAACAGGATGACGGTGAAGAGGGCGGCGGTGCCCAGCCAATACCCGGCCGTTTTCAGCAACGGCCAGAACCGGTATGCGGATAATCCCGCGCCGCCAGAGGCAATCAGCAGATGTGCATTCATTGTGTGTCCTTTTGGTTGATGGTGAAAATAAACTCGGCTTGGGCCCGTTCGCCTTCGTCCATGTGGCGCAGCATCAGTGCCGCGGTCTGGCGAACACCTGTTCCCGCCTTGGTGAAGCGGATAATTTCATTGAGCAACGCGCGGCGTTCGGCCAGCGAATCAGGCAGAGTCTTCAGCGTATGGATGGCGAGCAGGTTCATTTCGAGAGTTCCAATTCCTTGAATAGTTTGGGAGCGGCAACCGGGAACGGGGTCGGATTGTTCCAAGCGCAATAGGCAGTCTGGCGGGAGATACCCAACCGCCGACAGAGTTCGCTCACGGTCATCTGCCTTTCCCAGCAGGCGTTACGCAAACTCTTCTTATTGACTTTTTTCAAATCCGACATATTGTTTCTTTGTGTAACGTGACAATACGTCATGTTACAGTACATCGTCAAGCGAAAAAGTAACGTGGCATTACATTTATTTTTGTGAATCCGCAAAAGGCTGAATTTATTGAACTTGCAAGACGTTCTGGCTGGTCACAGGCAGAGATTGCGAGAAAATTAGAGATGACGCGGGGCGGGGTGAATGGAATCATCACCGGCCCCACCATCCCCAGTCTGGTGGCTTTGAAGCTGTTCCGAATGACGTTGGCTCAGGAAAAGCCCGAAGCCTTGGTTGGCACCGGGCCCCCTGATCTCACACTGGAACCATGGGAAAAGAAGTTGGTCAGCGGCTTGCGGCAATTATCGGACACCTCCCGGCGTCATGCCATGGAGGTGATTAATGCGGTGATGACTACCTACCCCGGTTCACCTGACCCCGTTGCCATTTTGAGCGACAAGGAGCAGTCGGAAGTGGACGTTGCAGCTTCCAATCTGGCACAGAAGGCGGTGGAACAAATCCGGGGGACTGATAAATATCCCCGGTCACGTAAAGCTGTTTCGCCCACCGGTAAAGCTTCCGGGCCAAGGCCAGCCTCTGCGCTCCATTCAATTTCCCCGCAAACGCCTCCAACTCCGGTTCCAAAATAATCGTCATATTTTTTCTTCCACGATGAGAATTTAGGTGAGACATTGGCGGTCATAGCGAATAAGTACCCGGCAATTTAATAACAGGATAATCTACGGAATCTCTTGCATATCTGGACCAACCATGAACTCTATTGATGCCAATCAACCGGTTTGCCTTCGTTGCCAGATGCCGGTTTCCGTGGTGGCGGCTCCCGTGCGACAAAAACGGTCGCTCTGGTTTAGCCGGCGCGGCAATCTGGGCGTGGGCGGTTCCATTTATTTTACACCCGGCAAACACGTTTGCAGTTTTTGCGGTTCCGGCAATCTGGTGCCCGCCGGTTCCCCCAAGGGGTTGAAAATCCTTCAGCCCACGGGGCTGACGGTGACCGGTCGGCTTTCTCCGCCAAAAACGCGTTTGGGTTGCCTTCCCCTGATTTTTCTGGGTGGCATGATTCTGGTCGGCTGGGCCTATTTTCGCCCGGACCCCACTCCGCCCCCCGCGCCGCCAACCATTTCCCCGGCCGATGTCTTGCGAAAGAAAGAAGCGGATGACCGCGCATCGGGCGTGGCCCAGGCGCTGAAGTTCAATCAGGATGCCGCCGCCCGGGGTGATGCCTATGGCGAATTGCGCATGGGCGAACGCTACCGCGATGGTGACGGGGTGAAAAAGGATCTGGCCAAAGCCCGGGAATATTTCACCAAATCGGCCGCCCAAGGCGACCCGGAAGCCCAAAAAAACCTCAATAATCTCCCCTGAAATTCAAAACACACATCGATGTGTGTTTTGGTCCCGTGGTAACCACGTTCCGGTTTTAGGCCGGGCATGGTTCAATGCGTGTGTCGCAGTTAAAACACACACATTGAACTATGAAAAATAAAATCCTCTTGCTGTTGGCGGTGGCGGGTCTGGCGGTTTCGGCCCCAGCCCAAACACTGACCACGAACGAAACCACGGCGGTTCAGTCCACCCAGACGTTCTTTACGTCGGCGGAAAATTATTTCACCGAGATCAACACCAATTTCACCTGGACAAACGTGACTTTGGAAGCGTCCACGGGTTACAAACAGGTCACCGGCGTGAATGCGGCGTCGGTGGTGGATGTCCAGTATGACCTGGGCAATTGGGGTGCGGGCATTTCGGCCCAGTTCTCCGGGGTCGGTTCGCCGATCAATGCCTTGCAGGCCAGCGGCAGTTATGCGCTGATCTCGCGTTACGATACCAAGTTGGAAGGTTATATCCGCGTGGGCTACGATTGGAACGTGAAAGGGGGTGTGGCCGAACCGGGCATTCTGATCAAGAAAAAGCTCACGGCCAATACCTTCGCCGACATCGGTATCAGTCTCCCGGTCTATACGGTGGGCAAATTGAACCGCAATCCCACGCTGGAAATCGCCACCGGCTTTACCTACTAAGGCACTGCGTGCCGGCCACTGATTGCGTCAGGGCCACCAAAAACGTCTTTTTATAACAAACCAGAGAGCAGTAACGGCGGTTTCCGGGGTAATCCGGCCAGATCGGGCGACCGACAACATTCAAAGTCCCAGACGGCTCAAAACCCCGGTGCAATTTTCCTCCCACATGACCACCAGCCATCATCCGAATGGATTCAACCTGACCCGCGCGCGGTCGTTGGGGTATTACTCTCAGGCAGCCTATGAGGAACTGCCGTCCGATTTGCCGAAAGCCAAGATGTTGGAGGATGTCAGATTTGATACCCGCGTGCTGGTGGATGAACGCAAGGGCTGCATCACGCTCGCTTTTCGCGGCACGGTCAGCTTGCAGGATTGGCTGATTGATTTGGATGTCGCCAAGACATCGCTGGCCTATCGCGTGGCGGTTCACAGCGGGTTTCTGAAGGCGGCGGAAGAGTTGTTCCAGATGTTGCTGGCCGAACTGCTCCCGGCCGGCGCGGATAAGTCCGCGCTTAAATCGATTTACGTCACGGGCCATAGCCTGGGCGGGGCCTTGGCCACGTTGGTGGCGTTCTTTCTCCACCGGGAAGGATTCCCGGTGGCGGGCGTTTATACGTTCGCCAGCCCCCGCGTGGGCAATGCCGCCTGGCGTCGGGATTACCAGCGCCTGCTCGGGGCCAAGACGTATCGCATTATCGCCCAGGGCGACCTGGTGCCGTTGGTTCCGGGGCTGCTGGATGGTTACCGTCATGTGGGCACCGAAATCATGCTGGAACGGTCCGGCCGCGTGGTGGCCCGTCCGCCGCATTGGCACGAACTCCTTTTGGATGGCGTGGCCTATTGGAACGCCGCCCGGAAATGGGATTTCGCCGCCGTCATCCAGAACCATTCTTTGGCCGATGACTATCTGACCCTGTTAAATCTGGCGGAAGAAAATCACCGCCGGTTTTTCAATATCACCGGCCTAGCCTGGAACAAATATGATTGATACGAACACGATTGCCCAGACGGCTCAGGCGGCTGCCCTGGCGAAATCATCCCTTCAACCGTACCTTCCCGCTCTGGCCATTGCCGCGGCGTGGGCCGGACGCGAGCTGAAAAATTTTAATTTTTGGCTGGTGGACACTTCCGAGTTCATCATGAAACACGGTGGCATCGGTTACCTGCTTTGGAAGTTAATCTGGAACCCGCCCCAACCCAGCTCGCCCAATCCTGCTGGCTCCCCGGCCACCGAAAAACCTTTCCCCTCACCTTGAACCATCCCTTTTTTATCATGCTCGCCCAAGCTGACATTTCCACGTTGCCCGCCGGATTTCTCAAAGACGTCATCATTGTGATGGTGGCGGCCATCATCCTGATGACCGGCTTGATGACGGCCGTATTTATGGGACTGCAATATTTTCTGGAACGGCGGCGCATTGCCCGCGAAGAGGCGGCGGCGGAAAACCCGGGGGTGATGAACATCGGCCCCACGCCGTTGCCGGTCACCAAGGTGTATCCCACGGCCACGCTCCGCGACCTGAATGACCACGGACGCCGGCTGGACGACCACGACAAGCAGCTCAATTCCCTGTGGACCACCATGCGGGAAGAGGACAAACAGATTCGGGCCGAACAGGCCGCGCAATATCAATCCATCAGCCTCGCCCTGGGCCGCATCGAAGGGAAACTCTCCAAGGAATAAATTTATGTCGCTCTCCAACGAACAGAAACAAGATCTCCGCCACGCCATTCTCGAAGGGCTGGTCAACCGGCACCCCGCCGCGCTCTCGCCCCGCCAGATCCAGCGGGCCGTAAAGAAGGAAGTGGATTTTCTCTTTGAGGAATCCGATGTCCTCGCCTCGCTCGAACTACTGAAGGGCATGGCCCCGGCGCTGGTGAACAGCACGGAAGATCCGCTGGGCGGTGGCCATTATTGGGCCGCGACTTCGGCGGGTGTGCTGCACGTCGAGCGTAACCACGCCTGAACGCGGACCAACGGACACCATTTATGGAACTCGCTGACAATGCTCTGAAAGGGAAAATCGCCCGGCTCCCGGCCACGGTGCGCGATGAGGTTTCGCGCCGCCTGAACGATGGCCAGCCCGGCAGCGTGATTCTGCCCTGGCTGAACGCATTGCCGGCGGTGCAGGCCGTGCTGGCGGCGTCGTTCGACGGGGTGCCGGTCAGCGATGAGAATCTCAGCGTCTGGCGGCGCACGGGTTTTGTGGAATGGAAACGCCGGGCGGAACGCATTGAACGCACGCGCGAACTTAGCCGGTACGCGGCGGAAGTCTCGCGGGCCAATGGCGCGAGCATCGCGGATGGCGCGGCCAGCATCGCCGCCGGCAAGCTTTTGGAGCTGCTGGAAGTGATTGATGAAGCGTCCATCCTGGATGAACCGGGCGAGGACGAAAAGGGCAAGAAGACTCCCGCCGAAATTCTGGTGGCCGTGGCCGGGGCGCTGGGCAGCTTGCGGACCACCGAACAAAACGAGGTTCGCCTCAAACAGAATGACCGGAGGTTGAAACAGGGCGATGCCAAGCTGGCCTTGGAACGGGAAAAGTTCCAGCGCGATACCGCCGGCATTGCGTTGAAGATTTTGGGCGATGACCGGGCGAAGGCGATTGAATCCGGCACCGGCAGCATGGCGGAGAAGATTGAAGCCCTCGGCCAGCTCATGTTCCCGGATACCTGGAAGCCGGCCACGCCCGCGAAATGAACCATGGCCACCAATTACCATCCCCGGTCCGGCCAGGTGGCCTTTGAACGCGATGTGGATCTGCACCGCATCGCCGCATTCCTGACCCGTCGCCAATACGGCAAGACCACCAACGGGGCCCGCATCTCGCTCAAGAAGATGATGCGGACCGCCGGGCATACGGTGGTCTTCGGTTCCGTGAAGTTGGATCTGGGCCGGGAAATTGTCCGCAAAGAGAGCGAGCAGATGGCCAAGGCGTTTCAGCTCATGGCCGATGCCGCCAAACGGGCCAAGATGGAGCTGGCGTTCGTGGATGGCGCGACCGGCAAGGAAGTCCGCCCCGAAGAAGTGGCGAACAAGAAGCTGGCCAGTGAGCGCCGGCAGATCATCACGCCGGACGATTTGGCGGACATCTACGAAGCCCAGCGGTTGGAGTTTCGGCTCTGGCATTCCAATACCATTTACAGCCGTACGAAAGTGGTGGCGCTCACGCCGGATGCCGTGGGTGAGACCGGCGATTTGATTCTGGATGAAGTGGGCCGGGTGAAAAAATTCCGCGAGGTCTGGGAAGCGGTCAAACCCATCATTTCGTCCAATCCGGAATTTCGCTGTCTTCTGACCACCACGCCGCCGCCGGATGACGGGCATTATTCGTTTGAACTGTTGGCCCCGCCCATCGGCTGGAATCCCGAAGCCAATCCCCAGGGCAACACCTACACATCCGAACTGGGCGTGTTCGTGCGGCGGGTCACGGCCTGGGATGCCGCCGCGGACAACATCCCGCTGTATGATGACGACACCGGCAAGCCCCTTCCGCCGGATGAATCCCGGGCCAAGGACCACGACAAGGATTCGTGGGACCGGAACTATGGCGTCAAATTCGTCATCGGCGGGACGTCGGCGGTTTCGCTGTTGCTGTTGGAACACGCCCAGCAACGGGGTCGCCCGGGGGGCGAACAGCCGTGCGAGTTCTTCCAGGTGGAATCGGATTCCGACATGGATGCCGCCTTGCGCTGGTTGGGAAAGAATCTGACCGATGGTCCGGTGGGCCTTGGCTGGGATTTGGCGACCACGGAAAAGCAGACCAGCAATCCCTCGGTGGTCACAGTCATGGAAAAGCTGGGAAGCGAATACGCCGCCCGGGCCATCTTCACCTGGAAGACGGCGGACCCGGCCATCGCCTTGGAGCGCGTCCAGAACATCCTTGCCACCGTGAAAGCCCGTCCGGCGGGGGGCCGCGCGCGGCGGTTGTGCATTGATGCCACCAATGAACGGTATTTTTCCAGCGACGTCCGCACGGCGTTGCGGGGCGACGTGTTCGTGGATCTGATTGTCGCCAGCGAAACTATTGAACGCCCCGGCCAGCCGAACATCAGCATGAAGCAACTGTTGGGCGACCAGTTGGTCGGCGAGTTGGAAGACAGTCATCTGGCGTTGCCGGCCAGCCGGTATATCCGGGAAGACTTTCGCCTGGTCAAAAAGGAACGGGGCCAGTTCGTTTGCGAACCGGACGGCCAAGGTCGCCACGGCGATACTTTTGATGCCACCAAGCTGGCGCTCCATGCTTTTGAAACCGGCCGGGGCAAAACCATCGTGCCCACCCCGGAAGTGACCGCCGCGGCCCTGGCCGGCCCGGATCTGAACCCTGAAGCCGCCGCCCGGCGGGCAATTGCCCGGCGCCGCCTTCAAAGACCCTCCGGACTATGACCGTTCACCCCCCTTTTTGGATGCCCCGCCCGGCTTCCGTAAATGCCCCAGGACGATTTGGGGGGTGTGAAGACACGTTCCCGGCACCGTGGCCACCTTCGCGGGGCTTCGCGGGGGCATAAAACGCGGTTTTAACGACCCACCAAACCCAACATTTGACCCCCAAACCACCTATGGCAATCAAAGAACTCAAAATCCTCGGCAAGACGGTCCTCAGTTTCGGCTCCCTGACCGATGATTCCCCGGGCGGCATCCCCGGCAAACCGACCAAATTTCTCTCGCCCCGGTACGAGCCCACCAACATCACCCAGAACGCCGATGTCCTCCGGGTGCAATCCGCCATCCGCCTGGCGGAAGTGGGCGACACGCAAGAGCTGTTCCGGTTCTACCGGGACGTCCTGCTCAGCGATGATCATGTCCAAGCCTGTTTGGAAACCCGCAAGCTGGCCACGCTCAGCAATACCATGTGCGTGCTGCCCTTCGAAAAGAAGAATCCCGATGATCTGTTGCTCGCCGCCGCCTTCAATCAAGCGGTGGACGATTGCGAAAATTGGGACATGGGCATGATTGCCCTGATGGACAGTGTATTCTGGCCGAACTCCATTGTGGAACGGTTGTTCAAACCCGCCACCCCCGGCCGTCCGGGTACGCCCAAGCTTCAATATACCCTGCGCAAATTCGTTCCGGTCAATCCTCAGCTCCACTGTTATCAATGGGCCTACATGACCGGGGGCGTGGGCTTGGGCACCGCCAGCGCGGTCCAGCTCGGCAACCTCGCCGCCGAATTGAACCGGGGCGATAACGTGGATGCCACGATTTCGCCGTACACCATCGACTTGGAACGGTGGGAACCGTATCTGAAACTCTGGCCCATCGACCAGGGCGGGCGCATCATCTATGACGTCACGAATGCCTGCTATCTGGACCCCGTCCGGCATGTGGTGCATCGCGGTCATCTCATGCAGACGTTCCGGGACAACTGGGGTGGTCCGGGTCGGTCCATCCTGATGTGGTGGCTCCTGCGGGGGCTGGGCCGGATGTGGTTCGGGGAAGGCATGGAACGGTATGGCAAGCCATTCATGGTCGGTTTTACCGATGCCACAGACCCGGATGCCGTGGGGTTGCTCCGCGATGCCATGGATCTGGCCAAGACCATCAATGGCGTGGTTCTGGACGAATCCAGCCGGATGGAACTGAAAGAAGCCATGGTCGCCGGGATGGCCCAGGGCTATCAGGCGTTCCATGCCATGTGTAACGAAGCGATTTCATTTCGCATCACCGGCCTCCGGGAATCCCAGAAGCCGGCGGGCCTAAATGCCGGGGCGGCTGATTTCAGCGCGAATGTCCGGGACGACGTCCGCCAACTGGACGGAAAACTGCTCGCTTCCACGGTCATCCGTCAGATCGTGAATCCTTTTGCCCAGATCAACGGGCTGAAGGGCCGCGTGAAAATCGTTTGGGGCGGTCTTTCCGATGCCGATGCCGCATCGTTTGCGGATCTCCTGGTCAAAATGAAAACTGCCGGGTTCACCATCACCGATGATGCCATCGACACCGCCAATGAACGGACCGGCCTAACCTGGCAACGCGTCCAGACCGCCCCCCTCATGCCGGGGGGGCAACTTGGGGCACCGGGTGCGCCGGGTCAAACGGACTCTGATGACGATGACGATGGTGACGATGGTGACGCTGATCCGGAGGATGGCGATGATGACATCACGGATGATGATGTCACACCGCTTTCCTCGCGCCTCGCGCCCCGTGCCTCGCGCCTCGCCTGGCTTTCGGCTACCCGTGCGCCGGCCAAATCGCCCGTGGATGATGTCGCCAGCGCCCACAGCGCGGCGCTCGCGCAAGCCTTTCGCGGAGCCCTCGCGCCGGTCCGGCTAATCCTGCTGTCCAGTACCAGCCGCGCCGATGCTGAAAAGAAATTGGCCCAGCATTTCGCCGATTGGCCCGCCGCCCGGATTGCGGGCATCGTGGAAGAGGCATTGCAGGTTTGCGCCGCCAAGGGCGCGGCGGAAGGCACCCCGAAATAAACGCGTCCCATGGACACCAGCTTCGCCCCAGCGCCGAACAAGGAAGCGGCTGCCATCATCGCCGACAAACCGGCGGTCGTGAAGCGGGTGTTCAACCAGTTGCTCCCGGAGCTGAAGGCCCGCGCCTTCACCGTGGCCGGCATTGAATCGGCCAACGCCCTTCAACGCATCCAAACCGCCGTGGCCAGTGTGCCCTTGGGCGACCAGACGTGGGACCAGGCGAAGCGGTTGCTGGTGGACGAGCTGGAACCGTACCTCGGGGGTGGCGCGGATTACCGGGCGGAATTGGTCATGCGGGTGAATACCTTCACGGCCTTCAGTGCCGGGGTTCACAAGGTCGGCATGGAAGATGAAGACACGACCGCGTTTCAATATCTCCACGGCGAATGCGAAGTCCCCACGCCCTCGCATCTCGCGCTGAATGGTATCGTGGTGCCGAAGGATGATCCGTTCTGGGACACGCACACCGGCCCGTGGGGTCATTTGGGGTGTGTGTGCTACAAGCGCCCGATGAACGTGGATCTGGTGGCCGATGAAAAGGCCAAGGATGCCAAGAAGAATCCGGAGGATCACAATGTCCTTGCGCCGGGCGTGCTCAAAAAACTGAACGACGGCCAGATCATCCGGGGCACCCATCACTACGATGTCAGCATTGATGGTCCGGACAACGACGGTTTCAAATGGAGCCCGGGCGACCTGCGGATCTCCCTGAAGGAATTGGAAGCGAAGTATGACCCGGAAGTGTGGAGCGCGTTCCAAGCCTATTGCCAAAGCCAGATGTTGACGAAAGGCCAATCCTTGTGGGATTGGTTGAACGGTTGATATGGCCAACGTCTCTTTCAAAGTTCAGCGCGACGACATCAGCCCGCATCTGGCGAAGTTGGCGGCGACGGCGCGGCGTCCGGAAAAGGTGTTTCGCGCGATGGGCACCACGTTCCTATCGCTGACGATGGGGACGTTCAATGATGTGGGGGCGGAATATCGGCCGGTGGCCTGGGCGAAGAAAAAGGATGGCACCCCCAGCAAGCTTCAGAAGTCTGGCACGCTCTCCCGGAGCTTTCACCTGGACGTCACGTCATCCTCGGCCACGGTCGGTTCACCGGTCATCTATGCCGCCACGCACCAGTTCGGGCGCGGCCCCATCCCGGCCCGGCCGTTCTTTCCCGTGGTGGACGGCAAGTTGACCCCGAAAGCCGAAGAGAAGATCCGGCGGGCCGGCGAACGGGCGCTGGAACGGCAAATCGGTTCTGAAGGTTAAAAGTTCAAGGTGGAAGGCGGAAAAACACCCCGCCAACCCATCGCCCAAGGTGGCCGTGAAGCAGTCACACCCATTTGGCGTGGTCACCACGCTGACCCCTGAGCATGGTTGCTTTAGGGTGGCAACGTGATGGTTGACGAACTCATTCCGTTGAAAGTTTCCAATGGTGCCCTGAAGGGCCCCACGCTCCCCGTTCGGCTGAAGGTGTTAAGCTGGGGCGCGAACGATTCGACCGTGGGCCCGAAAACCGTTGGTCCCAAGACCGTGGCCGCGCTGGCCGGCAATCAGCGCACGTTAGGCTATGAGCGCGTGGCGATTGATTTCGACCATTGCAGCCTCAGTACCAACTCCACCTACAAGGAACTGCTCAAAAACGGCCAGCCCCCGCTGATCTTCGGCTACGGCAAGCCGGTCGTGGTGGAAAACGAAGGCACCTTCCTGGAAGACATCACCTGGACCCCGTTGGGCGAGCAGCACGCCCGCAACTTCGAAGACCTGTCTCCCACCGTCCGCGAACGCGATGGCGAAGTGGATTTCATTCATTCCGTGGCCCTCACGCCCAATGGTTGCGTGCATGGGCTGCAATTTTTTTCCGTCAACCACAACCAAAATACACCAACTATGCTCACCAAAGCAGTCTTGGCCGACCTCCTCGGCCTGAGCGCGAATGCGGAAGATTCCGTTATTCTCGCTGAGTTAAAAAAACGCCTGACGCAGCCCGCCGTGGATCTCACGCCGCTGTCGTCCCGCATCGCCAGCTTGGAAACCAAGCCCGCCCCGGCCGCCGCCGGCACCGATCTGACGCCGCTTGCCACGCGGATTGAAAAGCTCGAAACCGAGTTGACCGCCCTGCGCACCACGGATGTGAATCTGAAGCGCGAAGAGTTGGTCGCCCTGTTCGCCCGCGAAGGCAAGGCTCCCAAGAAAAACGCGACCACCGCGTACACGACCGAAGAGCTGAAGGGATTGGACTTGTCCACGCTCCAATTGCTGCACGCCAATACGCCCGTGACCGTCGCGCTGAGCGCCCGGACCGGTGGCCACCAGACGGAAAGCAAGAAATCGTTCAAGGACGCCAATGGCAAGGTGGATCTCGCGGCCGCATTGGATGCGGAAAACGCCGCGGCCGGCCTGAGCCTTGACCCGCCGTCGAATATCGCCTGAACCGGCATCGTTCCCACCTCCCCAATCATAACCAATCATTAAAAAAATATGTCTCGCCAATATCTCACAGCGATAGATCTTGCTGCCCGCCGTGGCACCGATAAAGAAATCGGCATGGTCCAGCAGATCATCAATTACGCGCCGGAAGTCCAGTTGATCCCCGGCCGGGTCATCGAAGGCACGTTCACCGAAGCCAAAGTTCAGGTCGGCATCACCCAGGGCGGTGCCTTCCGGGCTTACAATTCCGGGGTGATTCCCGGGGCCGGTGAATACGAAATGCGCCGGTTCGACGCCTTCTATTTCGACAGCGAACTCGAAATCGATGAAGCCATCGCCAAGAAAGCCAGCCAGTATGGCGACAGTCTGGGCGACTTGCAGGCGGATGAAATCGCCGGGGCTTTGCAGGCCAAGGCCATTCAGTTCAGCCAGCAGTTCTACGGGGGACTGGCCATCAACCAGAACGGTTTCCCGGGTCTCATGGATCTTCTGAAGATTTACCAGAAGGTCACCGATTCCCGCACCGGCAAGCCCATCGTCAATTATGTGGACGCCAATCCGGGCAGTACCAATCCGGCCACGGAATGCGTCTGGTACGTCTGGGTTCATCCTCAGGCCGTCAGCTTCATCTACGGTGGTGGAAGTGTCATCGAAACCAATCCGTGGGTGTGGCAGTATGTCAACATCCCCGGGGTTAAAGGTAGTCCGAGCTTGCGCCGCCGCGCGTTGCTCTCGAACATCTCCGGGTTCGTCGGCCTGAGCTGCGCCCATCCGTGGGGCGTGGTCTGCATCAAGAATATTGATGCGACCCATCCCTGGACGGATGCCCTGTCCGCCCAACTGGATGCGCTGTTGCCCGCCGGCATCACTCCCACGCATTGCTTCGCCACCAAACGCGCCCGGGCGCTCCTACAACAGCAACGCACTGTGGTGTTGTACGGGTCCGGGGCCACGCGCCCGAACCAGGCGACCATCGCGCCCATCCCCACGAATGATGTGAACGGTGTTCCCATCTACGTGACGGACGGCATCCAACTGAACGCCGCCTTCTGATTCCGAAGCGGGGGGAGGAAATCCTCCCCCCGCCCTTTAAATCCCCGTTTTAATCCAATCAAAAAATCGCATGAAAAACCAAAAAAATTCGCTGGTCTCCTCTCTGATCCTGGTCGCTTTCGTCCTGGTCGCCTCGCTGGTCACCCTTCAGGCCCAGCAGTACTACACCAACTCCACCCCCCCGAACGGCTATCCGCAAGGCTATTCCGCCGGGTATTCCCAACCGCTGGCCCCGAGCCAGACGCTGGGCAACCAGGTGGCGGATGGCATCTTTTCCGGCCAGTTTAACACGGGCACCAATGCCGCGGTGACGAACCTGTTCTCGGCCCTGTTTCCGGCCACCACGAACCTGTACGCCGCCCCCGCGGTGTATGTGCAGCAAATCAATCCGACCATCGGCGGGTTGGTCGGCACCAATCAGGTGTTGTTCGTCACGACCACCAATTGTGCCGTTTACTTCGGCGGCGCCACCAACGTCAATTATTCGCTGACCGTCATCGGTCACTGAAGCCAGGCGTCATCGTCGCCGGGAAAACTCTGTTACCAATCGCAACTTAAATTCTAAAAATCATGAAAGACTCGCAGCTCCATCTGGAACAATATCTGCCCGCCGCGGGCGCGGCCGTGGCCACCGGTTACTTGGATCTTGGCATTGACAATCCGGGCACTTCGCTGTCCGGCATTGGCAACACCAGTTTCAGCAACAACTGGCGGCTGGGTTTCATCCGGGTTTCCGTCCCGGCGTTGCCCAACAACACCAACAATGCGAACGCCATCACGCTGACCTTCCAGGACAGCGCGGACGGGGCGCAAACCTTCCAGCAAGGTGGCACCGGCACCGCCGCGGGTCTCCCGCTGGTCCAGGTGCAAGTGTACGGGGTGGCCAATACCGGCTCGCCGGCCACTGTGGTGGCGGTCCCCGTGCCCCCGGGCACGCGCGGTCCCATCAACTTCAACCTGTCCGTCCCCGCCGGCAGCGGGAACAACACGGCCGGTCTGGTCAGCTTTGACTGGGTGGACGACGTCTGATGATGTTCCCAGGCGTCTGAACAGCGCCTGGGTTGGTCGCTGGCGGGTGGTCGTTAGTGCATTTTCGACCACCCGCCTTTTCCTGAAACTCAATGCACACGACCAAAATCCTTCCTCAAAATGCACAACTCCAAAAAGCCCAAAATCCCCGCGTGGATGGCCCTCGAGGTCCTCGAATATGATCTGGACCTGAATCCCGCTCCGGAAACCATCCTGGACATCGGCGCCAACATCGGCGCATTTTCCCTGCACTATTCCCAGAAGTGGCCGAATGCTCACATTTTTGCTTACGAGCCGGTCAAAGCCAATTTTGAAGAATTGGCATTCTTGGAAAGCGAACGCATTCACCCGATCTGCTGTGCCATTCGTGGCGAAAATGCGGACGGGTATGACAACATCTTCATCGGTGACCATGGGGTCACTTGCAGTTTCCACCAGCGCGGCCGGCAAACCACTGCCAAAGAAAAGGTCATTTGCATGTCCGCGAATAACTGCCCGGATGCTGATCTGATCAAGATTGATACGGAAGGCTGTGAGCTGGAAATCATTTTTGCGTTGCCACTGGATAAAACCCGCGCCCTGGTGGTTGAATATCACGCCGCGGCGGATGTCGATAAAATCGACGTCTATCTCACTGCTAAAGGTTTTTCCCAGTTGGAACACATCCCGCATTATCCGGGGTTTGGCGTTTTGAAGTATGGCCGCATCAATGCCGGTGTTTCTCTTCCCAAGCCGCCGCCCGCTCCCGCGGCAACCAGTGTTCCGGCTCCCGCCGCGAACGGCCCGGCCCGCAAGGTGTACATCGCCGTCGCCGCCCATTTTGCCAGCAACGATTTGATGTTCGTCCAATCGCTGCTCGCGCTGGTGGCCCGTCCGCCGTTGCCGTTGGCGTTTGGGTTCTCCGCAGATCCCAGTGTGGAACGTGCCCGGAATATTCTGACCGCCAATTTTCTGGCGACGGATTGCACGCACATCCTGTTCATTGATTCGGACATTGGCTTCAGCCCGGCCGATGTCGCCCAAATTTCCCGGCACGATGAGCTGGTGGTCGGCGGGATGTATCCCTTGAAAAGCATGACGCCGGATGTCACCTGGTGTGGCAACGCGCTGGACGCTGGCCAGCAGCCCGGCGCAGCGGAGCGCCCGGACAGTCTCACGCCGGTCAAATACATCGGCACGGGCTTCCTGTGTATCGCGCGGCAGGTTTTTGAGCATATCGTCGCCGTGGATGGCCCGGCGATTGAATACAAACAGGATTTTCCGCCGCATCGCCGCGAGTTCGCCTTCTGGCGGCAAGGGGTGGCCGCGGGCCGGTTCCTCACGGAAGACTGGCTTTTCTGCCAGCGTTGGCTGGAACTGGGCGGCAAGATTTTCGCCGACCGCGCCGTCGTTCTGAAACACGCCGGCCGGGCCGAATGGCCCTTGCCCTTCCAAGCCGGCAATCCGTTTGTTAAACCGGAAAGGGTCCCCGCCAATCCCAGCCCCGCGCCTCGCGCCTAACGCCTATTCTATGCCCTACTGCACCCAACAAGAAGTTCAAGAGGAAATCGGCGGCTGGAACCGGGTGCAAGAGGCATTGGACGACTCGGGCACTGGGAACCAGGTGGAGCTGACCGCCCGCCTGGGTAATCTCATGGCGCGGGCCAGCGCGGCCGTGGATGCCTTCCTGCAAGGCCGCTACATCACGCCGCTCTCGCCGGTTCCGGCGATTGCGGTGGAAGCGTCCATCATTTTCACGGCGGAGATCCTGTATGGACGTCGCCGGCAGAGTACGGACGAAAAGAACCCGTACACGGCCCGGGCGAACGATCTCCGCGACCGGCTCAAACGCATCGCCGACCGAAAAGAGAGCTTGGATGCCTTGGAACGCCCCGCCTTCACGCCGGGCGCGGTCCTGAGCAAACCCAGTTCGCTGAACGGTTCCTCCCTGTAACCTCCAACCCTGAACCTTTCCCGTGACCGAAGAACAACAACTGATGCACATCAAGTCCGGCCTGGAAGACTGGCGGCGGACCTACAATGGGCAGATTCACATCGCCCATGATCATGCGCATCTGTTGAAAATCTTGGGTGGCGATGCCGGCACGCCCCGCATCGGCATTTTGCTGTACGGCGAGAAGCCCCGGAACGAAGCGGACAGCGATTTTGAGACCCGGATGGACCGGACGTTCTGGATTGCCCTGTCCCGGGGCTGGACGCTGGAATCCTACGCCGGGAAATCGCTGGTGGAAGGCATTGCCGGCGGACCGCCGCTGTATCAGCTCCTGCGCGATGCCAAGGTGGCCGTGCGCAATTTGCGCTTTGATGCGGATTCCGAACCGGTTCCGTATTACAAGGGCTACGAAATGCTGACCTTTGAAGGCCAGGCGCTGGATGCGTACCGCATCGAAATCACCGTGACCTCGGATGACCAGGCCGAACCCGGCCCGGACGATTTGACCCCCGGACAATAAGTTGAATAACCCCATGAAACATCTCCTCAAACTCCTCTTAGTCCTGACGATTCTTTCCCAGAGTTGCCGCCCCGTGTTCGCCGGGAATGCGGTCATCACCATTTTGGATGGCCAGATGAATCCGCTGGCGAATGAAAATTGTGTGCTGTCCTATTTTGGGGCCCCGCACAGCATGGCGGGCGGCAGCGCCGTGCAATGGCGCACCACGGCCACCAGCGGCACCAATGGTGTCATCACCCTCACCAACGCGGCGCCGGGCGGCTGGCAGGTCAAGCCGATGGACATGAACACCGTGGCGTTTACCTTTTTGATGCCCGTTACAAACGGCACTATTTATGTGCAGAGCTGGACCACCGCCAGCGCCGGGAATACGCTTCCGCCCGATACCATGAGCTTTGGCTGCAATGCCTCGGATCTGCGCTATGATTTTTCCGGATTAGCGGCGCAGGAATACACCAATCTGACGATCTGGGCGCTGACCAATTTTGATTTGGCGGGTTCGGGTCCGGCGGCCGCCGCACAAGTTATCTCCACCGGCCAGGCGGCCACGTTCGGGAGCCTGACGGCCACCGGCAGCGTGTCGGTCAGTGGCAATGTCGCCGTGGTGGGCACCAATTCGGCGGCGTATTTTGCGGGCAATGGCGGCAGCCTGACCGGCCTCAATTATTCAAATATTTCCAACTCGCCGACGTTGTACAACGGCCAAACCGCCACCAACAGTTTTGACCCGACCAATTCAGCGGCGATCGTGCTGGCTGCTATGGTGTCGAGCAATTACGTTCCGACCACCACGAATTACGTCGCCATCGGCACGGCGAATCCTGGAACCGTTTTGGGAATAAAAACGATCAATGCCAACGCCGGTTTGAACGGCGATTATCTGCCTTACTGGCCAACGGTCATCACAAATATTTACGGTTCCGGTGAGATGGTGTTCAAACAATCGGGCGGCACCAATTACCTGATGACCAATCCCTACGGGGCAGAGAATGGCGCGTGGCTGTTCACTGCCACCACGAACACCAGCGGCGGAGCGTATTACAATGGCGCTTTTTGGCAGGGTCAGGCCGCTAACTCTTCGCAGGCCAACCCGTGCTGGTTCGGTCAATTCGGCCAGCCCGCGTGGACGGCCAATCCATCCGGCAACCAGTCTGCGTTGGTTGGCACGGCTCCGCCGGTCTGTTTTTTTAACACCTACACCAATTCGGTAACCGCCCCGGCGGCGACCTTTGGAACGGTTTACGCGGGCAACCTGACCGGCAACGCCTCCAATTTGGTCAACGTCACCATTAGCGGCCAGCAGACCGCCTACGGTGTCGCCCAAGTGGGTATCAACCTCGGAACGAATTACTCGATGGAATTGAATATTGCCGGGGCTACGAATGTAGCATTGTCCGGCCAAGCCCAATGGGGTGCGCTCATGAAGCCGTGTTTTAATATTCTGATGATTGGGGCTCTGGCCAACTCACCCGGTGCAACCGAAACCGGCATTGTGCAATGTGTCCAAGCCATCGAGACCTTGCCATCGTGGTCTCACCTGACGAACTGGTTTCAGCCGATTGTGGAAATTCAGCAGGGCATGTTCATGCGGCGCAGCTCCACCGGCCAGCTTCAATGGAATACCAACCAATATCCGTCCGGCCCTTCGTTCATCCCCAATTTTCTGCATACCAACGGCTTCACGCTGAACCCGATTTATGATTTTTACTGCACGTCTTGGGGGCATATTCCACCGGGAGCCTCCGGCGTTTGCATGAACACCATCGGCGGCAGTTCGACCAACTACATTTACACCAACACGAGCGGCACCATCACCCCTTCGTTTTTGACCAATCTCACATCCTATTCCGATTTGACCTTGCCGGAAACCATGTTGGCTGATGCGAAGTTTCTGCAAACGAATGGCTGGAATTTCGGTGAAGCGGATTTGCCGGCGCAACAGTTGGCCCCGCTGGCGGCCCAGATTCAAATCCAGTGTGAGCAGGAAATTGCCCTCGCGGTTCAAAAGTGCATTACCCAATCGAACGACCAACCCATGATTATCATGGATTTTGACACGTCTGCCTTCAACAACCTTTACCCGTACGGCAGCCAGACCGCCCAGTTCCACAATATATTCTCTTGCGATCAGGGCCCGGGAATCAATGGCGACGCCACGATGATGGTTCACGGGCAGGCGTTTGCCGGAACGCAGTTTTTTTATCAGGGCGGGTACAACGACGGATCTCAATATGGCGCGGTATCATCTGCCAACGGGCCAGCCTATCTAATCACCTGCGCGATGACCGGCGAGTTTCCGACCACGCCCATGAATGCGTATAGCCCGTACACCATCAATTACGTCACAAACAATCTTCTGTTGACCACCTATGGCACGAATGACCTCTGGCAGATGGTGGAAGCGGACCCGCTCCAAGCGGAGCCCGTGCCGTGGATTGTGAATGGCGGTTCCGGTGGCTACAACACGAACGATAATTGGTCGATCTGGTATCGCAACCTGTCCGGCAACCGGTTCGC